ATCCACCTTTTTGTGGAACATTATTTTTTCTAGCTTCTAATGCTTTAAGAACTTTATCGTGATGCTTACCCAAGTTGTTTCACTTCCTTCCACATATCTTTTGTGTTTTCAATTAACAACATTGCTTCTAGCATTGTCATTTCTAATAATTCTTCTTTATCTAAACCTAAATGTTCAGCATATCTTAAAATCTTTTGTATCATTTTAACTCCGTTTTAATAAACTCAATAGCGTGATCTAAGGTAGCACCATTTTCTTTTAACCATTCTAGTTTATTTAAAATAACTCTAAGAGTGTTTACTCTGACAAATGCATTTACATTTTGTAATTCTTTCATTTGATCTTTATAGTAGTACATATCATCTGTCATTAAATTAAATCCTCTGTAAGATTTTCAAACTGTGGTAGTGTTTCAAAGGGGTCAAATAGTCCCATTTGATTATGGGGGGTGGACAAACTATCATCTTCATAGTCATCCCATACTGCTGTATACATATCTGCATAGGGTGCAGATATTTTTGCAAGCCATCCTGACATATTCATAGCTTGATTGGCAGCCCACCTAATAAGTGGTCCTTTATCTGCCTCATGTTCTAATTTAAAATCCATTTTAATCCTTTGGTAATGCTGTCATTGTAGCATAAAAACATTCAGCAAAATTTGCTGCTTCCACCGCAAAATCTTCCATATGCATTTCAGTTTCACCTAAACGGTTTTTAACATATGTTCTTAATCCTGTCACAAAAATCTCTGTTAGCTCATCTGTTGATTTAATAAAGTAACTTTTAGTTGGTGTTTCTTTAACCATAATATTCATCACACTCATACATTACTACTGGTGTTAATTCACCCATCCAAGCTCCTACACAATTATAAGATATATACTCTTCTGCTTCTTGTACATCCATACCATCACGATCAATAAGCACCTGCAACATTTTTTCAAAAGAGTATGTTGCTAGTGTTGGCTGACCACATCTTCTTGAGAAGCCAATAAAGGCTTCATCAAAACCATCCATAGTCATTATGTCTTCATCAATATAATGAAGTATGTTTTCTAGTTCTGTTTTATTCATTATTGTTCAACGCCTCAATAGTTCTGCAAGGATAAGGAACTTTACATTCCGAGCAAACCTCTTTACTGTTATGATTATTCCAATTCATTGGGTGGTGTAACTTGCGAACTCTTTTAATTGCTTTCTTATTTTTTTTCATTACCATCCTCCAAGACAGTCGTTTGAATGGGTATGTAACCAGAAGTTACCTTCCATATGTTTTTTAGTTGGTGCATATAGCTCTGTTTTACAAGCACCGCAGGTATGTGACCATTCTTCTGCAAAGAAATCAAACTGGAAACCTCTGCTCATTAAAAGTCACCGTACTCAGGCTGAAAACATTTAAGACCGATCTCTCTCCACATTTCTACAACTTGATTGCGATCATCAAACACGCAGAATACATCATAGAATGGTTCAATGTGTTTACGATATATTTCTTCTTTAATAATTGAATCTTTACGAAAGTCACCAGTTTTACGCATATATAACTTAATAAATGGAGGACAGTGTAGTCTTAACCATTCATATGAATCATCAAAGCAGGAGTCATCACGAGCAGAGATAAATATAATTTTATATCCTGCTCTCCATAAAGCAGTAATGACTTCAATCGTTTCATTGTCTGGGCGGTCTTCTAAGACCTTATCATATTCAAATGGATCACGATTAGTTCTATGTGACACTGTTCCATCAATGTCAACTAGTACTAGTTTATTCACTTAGAACTCTTAACGGTTTGCCTAATAACATTAAAAACAATTCCAAGTAAAATATTAAACCATAGGACTGTCCAAAATCCTAGTGCAGGAATAGAGTTAAATGATGAATGTAATGTTCCAATAAAAATCATTAGAAGCCAGTTTTCTATAAATAATATTGCAGCCCAAAATAATAAAGCAACAACAAAAAAACCAATTCTTGAGGTTGGAGTTGACTTTTCATATGATGGGTGCATTTGATCTTTAAGTTGTTGAAACTTCCACTCGTTGTAATCCATTTTTATCCTTATAGGGAGAGTATTATTTGCTTGTTTATAGTATAGCAAAAGCCCTCAACAATGTCAAGGGCTTTTGTAATGTTTTGAAACTAGGAAGCTAGAATTTTTGCTGGATCAATATCTTCGCCAGCACTCCATCTAATGTTGTTTCTCATTTCAAAATGAAGGTGTGGACCAGAGGAATTGCCTGTATTACCAGACTCTCCAATATGCTGACCTTCTTTTACTACGTCTCCAGCTTTAACTAGAGCCTTTGATAGATGTGCATAGATTACCCATCCACCGTCAACCTTTTGTACTAACTGTGTACCATAGCTGGCTCCCCAAGTAGCATTTTCAATCTTACCATCTGCAACAGCAATAATATCTGTTCCAACTGGTGCTGCAAAATCTACTCCTGTATGGTAGCCTTTTGACCACATTTTTCCAAGTTTCTTGTAAGGTGTTGTAACCTTACCTCCTTTAATAGGTAGACCCATTAATAATCACTCTTTTCTAATAAATTAGGGATTAATCCCAAGTTAATTATATCAGCAAAGTACCCTCGGAGAGATTCGAACTCCCGTCCTAATGGGTAGAAACCATTCGCTATATCCACTTAGCTACGAGGGCAATCCTATCTAAACAGGACTGGATGCTGATGTTGCGTTTATGTGATCTCTTTCATCAACAATCTCATACGCATATTTTTCTAATGCATCTTGGTTCTTTGTATAGTGGTGTCCACAAAACATTAGCTCTCCAGAGATACCCTTAACAAGCACAAAGGCTTGGGATCCACACTTGTCACATCTATCTGCAACCTTTAATTGACGATCTACTAATTCTTGTGTTTCAATCATACTACCAGTATACTCTCTTTTATAGTGTTTCTTGTTAGTGCTGGATGTAGGAATCGAACCTACCATGCATCCGCCACTGATTTACAGTCAGCTGCCCCACCTTGAGACATATCCAGCAGAACGTCTGCCTCCGAGCTCCCCAACCTAGACTTGAACTAGGAACATTCAAATTAACAGTTTGACGCTCTGCCGATTGAGCTATTGGGGATAGAAGGAAAGAGACCAACAAGTTATATTATGTCAATCTCTTTCCTTTGAGCGAATGGAGAGGATCGAACTCTCGCCACCTACTTGGAAGGAAGGAGCACTACCATTATGCAACATTCGCCTGTCAGTTTGCCATGCCACTTTACATGTGGGAGTATATGCAACTGACAAACATATACTGCTGTACCTCGTAGGGGGATCGAACCCCTGATCTCTTCCGTGAAAGGGAAGCGTCCTAACCCCTAGACCAACGAGGCTAACCTTGTTAAGACTTTGCTGCTGCCTTTTTTGCAGGAGCTTTCTTGGGCTTTGCTTCTAGTTTGGGAGTTTCTGGAACTTCTTCTTCTGTGCTATTTGGATCTCCAAATACTGCAGTAAGAATGTCAAAGGACTCTTCAATCCATTTCTTTGCACTGTCACCCTTTAGTTCGATATCACCATTAAACAATGCTAAGGCAAGAGGACCTGCCATATCATTACGAGTAAAAATTGTACGAAGTACCGAAGGGTATTCGTTGGTGGCATCAAAGCCTTCTTCACTATCGTCAAAACGGCGATAGAACGATGTTGCTACATATGCAACCTTATCTTCAAATGTTGTTTCCATAGTTATATATTACCTTCTTTTAGCTAAAATGTCAATACTTTTTGACACTAAATTGTATCATCTTTTGGATACAAAGTCTTATATCTTAATTGCAAAATTACATTCTTCTGGTCTTGAGTTAATGTACCTAAATCACAATTCATTGTTTTATCAGTTACTATTACTACCCAGTCATTAATCTCTTCCTTTACCGTCACATCTAATAGTCCCATCATCCATAATTCATAAATGGTTATATTAGTTTCAGATATTTGTTCTTGAAACATGTCTGGAAAATTCTCGCTAAACTTTGATGTAGTCTGATATAGTGCTTCTCCATTTTCATCCAAACCAGTTTCTAACAAATAGCCATCTTCTATTAGATACTTCATAAGATCATCTAACCTATCTTGATCAAAATCTTCCTCATAAAAGTCTTCATTATTAAATGGCATTCATTCCTCCCAAAAAATCTAAAATATCTGCAGAAATCTTTTGGTTTCCTGGTCTTAACTCTTCTGGATCAACATCAGAATCATCAACAAACTGATCATATGAATGTATCTGTATTTCTACTTCTCCAATATTTTTTGGTGTACGAGCAATAGCATTATAGATTGAACCACAAACTGCATCCGCTAAATCCTTTGAGCCTTTTCTTGGATGATCTACTTTATCACGAATGATGCGTAATTGCAATAGCTCTTCTGTTAAAAGTGAAATAGCAGGACCAACAATTCTTTCTTCTGCTACTAATAGAACCATATCGTCATAATGTTTTTTAGCTACAGATAATGTTTCTGATTTCATTCCCACCGCAATTAGTTCATTCATAATGTCAAGGCTATTCCAACGGTCAAAGGTTACAAGTTTAACATTAAATCCACGCTCTCTGAGGCTAAGGATATATGCTTTTACATCTTTGAAGTCTACCGTTTTTTCTGCAGTTGGTGTCCACCATCTAACAGCATCTACAACAACAATAGGGCTTACAACATCTTTATCGTTAAAGCTATTTACCTTTACCCACTTTTCAACGTGTGATAAAGATACGGCACAGTGGTCATGCTTTTGTGCAAGGTCAACGTGTATGTAGTATTGCTTATCCTTATCAGGCTGGAATGATGCAGCAAACCTACCTTCTTGATCCACCGCAATGTTTACCTGATTAAAGCAAGCATCTATCTTTTCTTTTGAACGGAACAAAGCATCCACAGCATCTGGTGGCATACAAGCAAAACGAGATAAGGCATCTGTTGGTTTTGTGTAGAATGAAAT